GTCACAACCTCATTAGCACCGACCAACGACCGGGGCGTAACGAATGATGTAATGGGCTTGGCCGGGTCAAAGATGTACGGGTTCTGCTCCTGTCCACCATCAAGATACGACGCGAGACACGACGGATTCATGGCAACCCATGTACGAATGATGCGGGAGATACCATTATCAGTTGCCCACAGATTCCAACGCCGGGCATCGGGCTTACGCACATTGATCACGCACAGACGATTCAACACGTGCGCCGACATCGTATCGCCAACACCGTCAGAGGAATTATTACCCGTTGCGAACACGATAGATCCCGCTGGCAGTTTCACATCACCGACCGTTCGCTCAAGCATCAACCGGGTGAAGATAACTTGCAGCAACTTGTTCGCCTTGCTCACCTCGTCAAGCATGATGATCTTGGGCTTCGGGCTGTCCAACTTGAACAACTCCGACACGTAAGACTCCAACGATTTAGTCTGATGGTTCGGTATCCGCATCACTACGTCGGACACATCCAACACCGGGCAGTCTGCATAGATCGGGTCATACTCGTTACCCAAAATCTGTTTAACCATAGTCAACACCGTTGACTTGCCGATACCCGGCTCACCGCGCAGCATCACCGTTCGATGATGACCAATCGTTGCGATCAAGTTCGGGATATCACTGAGTTCAACAGGGTTGTTGAAGTTGATTGTCTTGTTAGCCATGTTTGCTACCTCTCGTTATGCCATTGGTTAATGGCGTTAATAATCCACACAGTCATCACATTGTTCTGAGGCTTCTGTCAGTACTTTGACCGCCTCCTCGACAGCAAGTTCCTCCTTCTCGGACAGATTCTTGCCCTCGACCACCCACAACACCTCGGCCAATGCCGACATCAATTTCTTTTCTAACAGGGTCATACGCTCACCCCAAATGTCTTCAAGATGTCATCAATAGATTCTTTAATCACGACACGCTTCGTGTCTGAGTTACGCAGTTCGTCGATGGTGGTGTCACCCAACACCTTCTCAAGTGACGACCGCGCTTGCTCCAACTTGGGGTCTTCCACCAAATTAAAGTTACGGAACGTATCGCAAAGCTCACGGGCGCGTTCCAACGTAGAGTCATACAGTCTTCGACGACGCACCTTCACCTCGCCGTTGTCACCCACCGTTGTTTCGGTCTCGCAGCAATAACTGATCGACTCCATTACCTCGATCAACTGCTTCGTCTGCTTGCCCAAGATATCCTCGACCATGCGCTTCGCTTGCTTCTCGTAGTGCGTTGCCATGTCATCAAGCAAGTCCTGTGCAATCTGACATCGGAAGTCCCCGGTCGGAACCTCGCTCTGCACCAGATCAACAGAGAACTTGTAACGCAACTCGGCTGCATCGGGATACTCTGATCGGTCGAACATATCGCCTTGCACAAACGCCATGTTGCTCACGATGGACGGATACTTGTTCAAGAAGTCTTCGACCAATTCATAAAACTTCTTCTCATGCTCACGATATTCTTTATGGAATCGTGCGATGTTCACGACGGGTAGTAGGCGTTGCGATCCCGCCCAGTCATACGTGCATCGCTGCACCCAGTTGTACATCGTCTGCCGATAGTTCAAAACCGCCTTGTGTTCGGCATTGTTGGCAAGAAGATTCTTAACGAACTTGCCACTGTCCTTGCTCGCTTTCTTGGCGAGCGTCACCTCGTCGCTGATCTGCCGATCCTGCACCGTCGCGTTCCATACGTGCGACTCGACTGACACAAGCACACACGCAGATGACAGGGAGATGATGTGTTTCGGCTTATTCAGAATTGTCTGACCCATTTCCATGATTGCTACCTCTGGTTGTTATGCCATTACTTAATGGCGTTTTGATTGTTCAAACGATCTAGTCTGTATTGCAGATACCTACGAAACGCATTCTCTACAAATATCTTAGACCGCAATTCTTCGTGTAAGTTCCGTAGTTTTTTCAACTCTTCTGTGGATTTCTCAATCCGTTCAGTTAAATCTTCAACGGTGTCTTTGATTATGTCTTGCTCGTTCATCACCAAAAACCTCAAGAAACCAATCGTTCATGTTGTTACCCTGCTCGATGATCCAAGCCTCTTCTGCTTGCTCAGACTTCCACTTGTTACGTCTGGCCTCGATCTTGCGGAGTAAAACTTCTAAACCTTTTGCTATGTGTTCTGGCTGATTCATTCCTCGTCCTCCTGCACTCCAGTAAGTTCGGCATCCATCCACTCGTATTCCTCTTCAGATACGTCCGTATCTGCGTCATACCAATCGGTATCGCGGAATTTGTCGCAAGCCTCTTCTTGGTTGTCGGCTTTAACGTATACCGTCTTCACTGCAAACATCGTGACCGGCACAGTGAAGGTATAAAGTTTCTCGCTCATTGTTTGATCTCCTCTTCCGAAATGATCTCTAGCGTCTTTGTCAAAAACTCGACTTGCTCCGTCAAGTCACTTACTTGCTGTTCCAACTCATATATCCGGGCATCGCGCTTACCAATCTCTTGCACGATGGCCGTTGTGATTTCTCTGACCTCGGTCATCTCACACCTCCTTAAAAATTTCCATCAGACACTTGCAGACAGGTCAACCCGTTTCGCCGCCACATCTGCACCACTTGGTCGCGGTCGTCTAATACAACCCAGACCTTTGACTTGTCGATGTGCTTGTCCAGAATGTCTTGCTTCACGATGTAGTCCTGCCGATAGTCTTTGTCCTTCCGCATATACATTTCGTAATCATGCGGATACAAATGCAGATATTCCTGCAACCACCACTCAGTATCCTTGCGGGTACGCTCTGGCCTACCCGTCACGAACGTCACCGTGTAGAAGTCACGCTCCAACAAAGACAACAAAACGCCAATGATCTTCCCTATCGGCTTGTCATCCTTCACCCCTGCGTAGAACGCATCGTGATCCTTGGGTTTGTTCGTGATGTAATGTTTTCTGTGTTCACAGTCGGCAATCGTTCCGTCGATGTCACAAATAATCATGCTCACCTCACACCTCCTGCAAAATCAAACTCCATCTCGATCCGTGTGTTCTCGTCCTCAAATTTCATGTGGTTGATCAAATCGTGTCTAGCCCATGCTTTGCATATCGGACACCCTGCGACTTGCTCCTCGCATCGCTCACCCACAAACTTGAGCAATTCTTTTTCGGTTAAAAACCCCGGCTTCCTCATGCTCATGTCCTCGCGTACTTGTTTAGTTGTTTCAACATCTCTTTGTCACGCACGACACCATACGCACCCTTGTGCGCTGTGATCGTCACGCACCACTTCACTTTCTTCGCATCTGCCTCGCCACAACGTAGGCAGGTAATGAATCCCACCTCGACGCGCTTGGCTGCGACCTCTTCTGTTCGACACACTACGCACCACATAGTTGCGCTACCTCCATGCCATTACTTAATGGCATTACTCTCTGAAAAACTTGGTGGTCATGGCCGTCATGCCTACGACACCCGCCGTAAACGCAATCAGGTATAACCAATTACCACCCGGTATAAGTTCGACTAGGGCGACCGTGATTAAGTTCACGCAGCACCCAAACAACACCAACTCTGAAAACTTCTTAACCCTTGCCTCGCGGCGACGGCGACCTGTGCTAGGCCATTTGTAGTCTTTACGGATCACTTGCTACCTCCATGCCATTACCTAATGGCATTTGCTTTGAATAAACACTCACGCAGGGTTGGGGTTACCAACCCTGCTAGGCTGCTCACTCGTTGTTATTACGGCTTGCTGCTCTTGTAGGCAGATACTCGGGCGCGGGGAAACCCGCTCATGCCCTTAACGCTGCCGGGTGTATGTTGCCCACCCGTACCGGCTACGGACTGCTTGGCCTAGAACAACCTAGGTGATCAGACTTGGCGCGGATAAGGTTTGATTCCTAGCCGCAATCCCGTGAGTCCTCTTTTACGATCACCTTTGCTGCCCGACTTGTCGCCTTGCAATCCTGACGCGCACTGGTTGCGCGTAACCGTCGCCCTTGATATGGGGACACCGGGACTTGCCATGTCCCGTCGAACCTCTTCCAGTTCGCCTTCTGCTGCTACCGGCTTTCGGCTTGCAGCGTCGATACAGATGTAACCTTTAAGACCGTCACCGTTCGGTGGAGTTCCCGATATGCCATTACCTAATGGCATTTGCCGGTCATGCTCTGCGAACGATGGACGAGGCCATCCGTATAAGAATTAGACCGCTCAAAAGGGAGTAAGTTCCCCAATCCGTAAAGATTTTCTGGAAGAACTTTGCCATTAGGTAATGGCGTTTCGGGGTGATGTTCGAGAGATGGTATTTGGCTAATACCATTTTTTACTACGCTGACACGCTCGGGTTCGTTTTTATTTTTCAGGTGGTATCGGCGTAGTGGGAAAAAATAAATTTGAGTTCTTTTGGGGATGGAATGTGGATAAGTTTGTTCCAATGTTCCATTTGTTCCAAGTTTCGGGATTTGTATTATGCTACAGAATTCGGTTTTCGGGGTGGGAGCGGGGTAAGTGTAAGTGCTTGATTTTGTAGAGAAGAAGAAGAAGTAATAATAATAATAATATATAAAAGAGAAGAAGAAGAAGGGGATTTGTTCCAATGTTCCACGATTTAGAGGGGCGAGGGGTTTTGGGCATTGTGAGTGGGAAAATTTTTTCACTGCGTGACCCCCATCCCGACTTGCCAATCCCGCTATATTTTCTTGGAACATTGGAACATTGGAACAAAACGTCGTTTTCTTCAACAAAATCATGCACTTATCTTGTTCCAACGAATTTTTATCTTGGAACAAACGGAACAGACCGCGTGGAACAAGGTCAAACGTGGCCTTGCGCGGATTGGTGCGGCGTAGAACAAAATCTTCTGTAGGAACTGGCTTCGTTATAACTGGCTTCACACAGACGGAACTGGTCTCGCAGCGCGAGACCGAGAGGGGCGCGGTCGCGGGGTCGCCGTGGCCGGGGCGTGGCGTGGCGCGGAAACGACAAAACCCCGCCCGGCGTGAGCCGGGCAGGGTGGCAGGGTTGGCCTAGTCGCGTGGCCTTACTTGGGTTGCCGCTTGATCACCTCGCGGAAGAAGTTGTCCACCAGAGTCTTGCCGGGGTTAGTTGCCAACCACGCATCGACGGCCGCGAGTAGCGCAGTCGCGTCAAGTACTGGCGGGGTCTCCACCTCGCTCGATCCTGCACCCGCACCCGCTGTGGCCGTCGTCGCCGTCGCACCGTGAACATCGGGAATGCAATCGGTAACGGACTGCTTGACCCCGGTATCGATATACTTCTGGATGCCGCGACGGATCACCTTATCGGCGTCGCTCATGGCCTTAACATCCTTGCGGAGAGCCGTGAACACCTTGCGGGCGTGTTCATGGTCTACGGACTTACCCGCGATGATGCGGGGAGCCTTAAAGAATGCGTCGGTATAAATATCCTTGGCATCCTTGACGATATCCGCCCACAGCGGCGACCCGGTAACGGCCGCGATACTTTCAGCCGATGGTTCAGCGGGGAAGAGGCCACGCACCGTCGCGCGGAGTTCCGCGCGAATGGTGTCGGTTGTGACCGTGTTATCGGCCACGCGCTTGAGGAGGCCACGCACCGTGGCGCGAATCTCCTCGTTCTGTACGATGGTTCGACCCAATTCCATTTCCGTCTCCTTACAAAGTCCCGCGAAATTGCGGGGTCTATAGATAAGACCGCCGAAACGGGGTCGAGTTCCGCATCATCTAAACTTTTTTTGACCTAGTGCCATTACCTAATGGCATTTCGCCCGGCCGCGCCGTGGTCAAAACCGGCAGGACTCGACCCCACCCCCACCCGACCCCCCGCGCCAGCGTTGGGACTCCTACAATCCTATACACACTAAAACTTGCACAAATTACCACCCACTTTTCAAAACTCGGTTTTTATAACACCCCCCCGGTTGTCTTTTTGGTACCATGCGTTTTATTTTCTGCTATATAGTCTCTATCCGGGGTTCGCCCCCCGCCTAAACAGTATTGGGTTCATGCAAGACCTTCTCATTCCTGAGATCGACGAAAACATACCGCTCCCGGCTAACGCGGCCGATGCTCTGCCGGACCTCACTCCCGAGGCCGAAATCGAGATGCGAGCGAGGACAATTAAGCTCATATCCGATCTAACTGGGACGCCGCTGTGCCCGGACGAGAACGACATTAGCGTGGCTAAAGAAATTGCTACCCAGCACCTCGCTAATCCCAAGACCCGCATTGACTACAGTAAATATCCAAATGAAACGATGGCCTATCTCGCGGGCCTCGTGGCGCAAAGCAACTGCGCGTTGGTCGATGATTTGGCTGAATTGAAGCTGTATGTCGTGAATAAGTTGGTCTACGAAGTAGAACACGCCGATAGCAGCAAGACTCGCATCCAAGCCTTATCAAAGTTGGGCGAAGTAGATGGCGTTGATGCCTTTAAGAAGCGCAGCGAAACGACGCATATCATCAAACCGATTGAAGAAGTGGAGAAAGAACTTCTATCGGTGCTAGAAGGCATTGAATATCGCGTGGTAGATGAAGGTAATAGCCGTGAAGTTGGCTAGGCAGTCCACGATAGATGAGCGTCTGTCGCATTGCACCGACTGCGAAAACAACAAAATGGGAATTTGTAAGAAATGTGGGTGCATCATTCAGGGCAAAGTCCGGTTTCCAAACCAAAAATGCCCGATTGGGCTGTGGGGCCGCGAGTCTCAGGGCATTAAAGACCTCATAAACGACTAAAAATCGTGCAATTAACCCCACAAAATCTGCAAAAACTGAAGTTGGCCCTGCCAACCATGCCCGATAAAGAGAAACGGCGTGTCGCAGAGCTATTAAAGACATATCAAAGCCAACTAACGCAGGCAAAAGGGAAGGATTCCTTCCTCGATTTCATTAATCACGTGTACCCCGGCTATAAAGTTGGGCCGCATCACCGCAAATTAGCGAAGATTTTTGAAGATATTGCCGAAGGCAAGAAGAAACGGGTGATCGTGAATATCGCCCCGCGTCATGGCAAGTCGGAGATGATCAGTTACCTCGCTCCGGCGTGGTTTTTAGGCAAATTTCCGCATAAAAAAGTGATTATGGCCTCACACACCGCAGATTTGGCGGTGAACTTCGGTCGCAGAGTTAGAAACCTCGTAGGCTCGGAGCTTTATCGTGACATCTTCTCCAACGTCGAGCTTCAAGCAGATAGTAAGAGTGCTTCTCGTTGGGGTACGAACTTTAATGGCGAGTATTTTGCTATTGGCGTTGGTGGTGCCTTGGCTGGTCGGGGTGCTGATCTATTCATTATTGATGATCCTCATTCTGAACAAGACGCCAAGCAAGGCCGATCTGATGTATTTGATCCCGCTTGGGAATGGTTTCAATCAGGACCGGTCCAGCGACTAATGCCGGGTGGCGCGATCATCGTGGTGATGACGCGGTGGAGTAAGCAGGACCTCACCGGCAAGATTGTCGAGCACATGACCAAGGAAGACGGGGCGGATGAGTGGGAGTTGGTCGAGTTCCCTGCCATCCTGAACGATAAACCCCTCTGGCCTGAGTTCTGGACGATTGAAGAGTTGCTGGCAAAGAAGGCCAGCATGGACATCCGATACTGGCAAGCCCAGTACATGCAGGAGCCGACATCCGAAGAGGGTGCGCTCATCAAACGAGAGTGGTGGCAGGTTTGGGATAGAGATAATCCCCCGTCTTGCGAACACATCATTATGTCGCTCGACGCCGCCCAAGAGAAAACGAACCGGTCGGACTTTAATGCCTTATTAACGTGGGGGGTTTTCAAAAATGAGGAAACCCAGAATTACAACATTATCTTGTTGAACGCGATTAAGGAGCGGCTAGAGTTCCCGGAGCTAAAGGCCCTCGTCCTTGAGCAGTATAAAGAGTGGAACCCGGACACGTTCATCGTGGAGAAGAAATCCAACGGTGCGGCGCTGTATCAGGAGATGCGGCGCATGGGTGTCCCGATATCGGAATTTACCCCCGGTAAGGGGCAAGACAAAATCAGCCGAGTTAACTCGGTGACGGACTTATTTTCGGCGGGTATAGTCTGGGTGCCTGACCGCAGGTGGGCGTATGAGGTAGTCGAGGAGTGCAATGACTTCCCTGCCGGTACCCACGATGACTTGGTGGACGCCACCACATTAGCCCTTCTTCGTTTTAGGCAAGGCGGTTT